GTGTTATCTCTCTACAGTTGTGAGTAGAGATATAAGTCTCTTTAATGTATTGTGCTTCTTCATAACTAATTGGCAAGTCAAGTGTAACACGTAGATACATTTTAGGTTTGATAATGTCTTGGTTTGGGTCTAGTAGTTTGCTTAATGTAGTTGTACGATACTTAGGACAGTTCCACCAATTGATGTATTCAGGTTCTTTATTATTTTCTCTATCAAGTATCATCATGCCACGCTCGTCGTCCCATGCATCTGCATAGTTGTGTGGAAATGCATTACCAATGTAATGAATCTTACCTTGTACTTGACGTTTATGGAAGTGTCCACTAAACACATAGTCTTGATTTTTAAAATGCGACGGCTTTAGATCACCGTGGTCAGGCATTTTAACAAGTGCATTCATATAAAAGCTAGGAAGTTCAAAGTGACCAAACATGTACTTGGCTTTAATCTTTTCTATCTTCTTCCATTCGTCGCCTACTAACCAAGGAACAAGTACTACATCTTCTTCCTCATATATTCCATCAACAAGTGTTACTCCAGGAATATGTCTACCAAAGATAGTAGAGCTTACATCACGCTTGTCTTTATAGTATAAATCATGATTGCCAACAAACATATAAAACTTATCAAATGCAGCACCTAGTTTTTCGAGGCATCTTATAGTAGCATCCATAGTTGTAAGGTTAAGACTGTTCCTGTTATGGTGCCAGTCGCCACAAAATATGCCTGTTTCACAGCCATTAGCTTGTGCTTGTTCGATATACCAGTCTACAAATTCTTCGCAGTCGTCGTTATGTACTTTTGAGTTGCCTTTTAGACCAAAGTGAATATCGGTAAAGACAGCAGCTTTCTTAAACAAATTAGAGTCTCCAGTTTTGTATTATTATACATGAAATTGATTAAAGTGTCAAGTAGTTTTTTTCTTAGCAGCTTCTTCACGCTTCTGTGCGGCTTCCCACTCCCCAGCATGTTGTCTGGTATAACTTGGATTCATATTATTCATTTCAAGAATATCGTCTCTAATGTTTTGATTACGCTTTTCTAAGTTGATAACACGCACAAAACTGTTAGTAACCGCGGCTGTATAGTATGCAAACGGATTATTAGACTTTGATTCGTCAAATTGCAAACCAATTTGTGATAATTGAAGAATTGCTTGTCCTTTCATCTCATCGTTGTAAGTATAACCACGTACATTGCCACGTGTAGCATAACGATCAACAAGTTTCATCCACATGCGAGCAAGTTCATTAGTCGCTCTAGCATGTTTTAAACTAAATCCACCGTTTTCCATGCCGCCTTCCCAGTGACTTTTGCCCACTAATATCAATTCACCATCCTCGTTAAACTTGTAGTGTTGAAAAGGTGGAAAATTAAGTTTAACTTTTGTATCGGCTATTGTTTTTGGTGTCTTTTTCCGTCCTGGCTCGTCTGGAATATGGTCAAATGTCATTATACGGAAGATTAATTCTTCTTTTGTAATTTTTCTATAGTCAACTTCGCATTCAGCCTGTTTAACCTTTTCGCCTGCTTTTCTTCTTGCTTCGTAATCAGCAGTTGATAAGCGTTTTGCTTTGTTTCGTTTTGCTTCTGCAATAGTTCTTATGTTAATTTTATCAACATCTGGTAAAATGATGTCAAATTGGTGGTAGTCAGTATCAATAAAGCTACAAAATCCTGACTTTGATTTATGTATCTGTTTAAGTAAGTCTTTATTGTTGAGGTAATTCACTTTTCTCATAGTTTCTCCTGGAGTTATCTATATATTATAATATACTCTGATAATTTTGTCAACTAAATAATACTATAGGAGATTATTATGCCAAACAACCCATTATCTAGTATTGAAAATTTACAAGGTAGCAATCCGTCATCTGGTAACTCAGTTTCTAGCACTAGCAACGTTATAATTGATCCTAGTGCAAGGCGCCGAGGCAATTTACCTCCAGGAGCAGTTCCAACAAACGATTTAAATTTCGTTGAAGCTGACTGGGGATCACAAACTGATCTTGATTGGAGAGTAAGATTGTCTATGCCTCCAAATTTTCAAAACAGTTCAGTGATGTCGCCGTTATTAGAAACTAACGGATTTATGTTTCCTTTTACTCCGCAAATTACTATGGAACACACAGCTAACTACAATGCTCTTCATCCTACACATAGTAATTATCCCTTTCCTGCTTATCAGAACAGTCAAGTGAGTTCTTTAACTATGATTGGAGAATTTTTTGTAGAAAATGCAAAAGAAGCAGAATATTGGGTAGCTGCAACACATTATTTAAGAAGTGTAACTAAAATGGCATATGGTGCAACTAGCAATCAAGGTTCGCCACCACCAGTAGTAAAGTTAAATGGGTATGGCGACTTTGTATTTAAAGACGTTCCTGTAACAGTAACATACTTTACAGTTGATATGCCAAACGATGTAGATTACATTCAGTGTAACGTAGGAGAAAACGGAACATGGGTTCCGGTTAGAAGTCAAGTTAACGTTCAGGTACAGCCTACTTACAGTAGAAAAGCGGTAACTAAGTTTAGCTTAGATACATTTGTTTCCGGCGGCTATATTTCAAGCGGTAAAGGATTTATTTAATGAAAATATCTTACGAAAACAATAGTCCTTGGTTTAATACTAGTGTTGTTAATAATGAATATCTAGACATCTTAACTATTAGACCAATACCAGTTAGTGATGATGACATATTATATGAAGTACAACCTCAATATACATATAGACCAGATTTGTTAGCATTTGATCTATATGGAACAAAGAATTTATGGTGGGTTTTTGCACAGCGCAATATTGACCTACTTAAAGATCCAGTTTACGACTTAGTTCCTGGAGTTAAAATATTTTTGCCTAAGGGCGATTCGTTAGCAAGACAATTAGGATTTTAAATGCCATTTGTACCCGAAGATAGCGGTAATATAATAGTTGGAGACCCAGGAGTTGATGCTGTTGGTAATCGCGGCACTGCGACAGTAAGTGATAGAGATAGTACAACTAGTCAAACTATAAACTTTTTACAGAATCCAAGTCTTGCAGGTGCTAGTGCGTTATATGGCGCAGATATTTTTCCTTTTAGAAACGAATTAGATCAGTTTGCAAGTTATGCTCCAGTTTTTACACTTGGATGTCTTACTAATATTGAATTTAATTTTCCACTAAGTTATAGAACACTTGGACCAGCAGTTAAAATAATTAGAAGTGGAGGCGGCGGTGGCCCAACAATACCATCATTGTATGATTTAGACGGTAAACGAGAGTTTTTTATTGAAGATTTAAACATAAAAAATACAGTTGCACCAAATCCAAAGTCAAGACATTCAAATGCTACTGCAATTAACTTTAAAGTTATTGAACCGTACTCAATGGGTCAATTTTTTCATAACTTAAGAAGTGCATCATTGGTAACTGGGCATAAAAATTATTTAGAAGCACCATTTTTAATTAGTATTGCATTTATAGGATATGATGATGACGGAAATGTTAAATCTCCGTTTTTTAGTCAGCGACATTTTCCTATACAAATAGTACAAGCTGAAATGAATGTTTCAGAATCAGGCGCAACTTACGATATTCAAGCAGTTCCGTATACAGAAAAAGCAATGACTAATCGAGCGCAAAGATTAAAAACAGATGTTGCGATTAAAGGACGTACAGTAGCTGAACTTTTACAAAATGGCCCACAAAGTCTTACAGCTGCGTTAAATCAAGTAACTGTTGAACAAAAAGCTGCTCAACAAAGTAGCGGCGACGAATTTGTAATACAATTTCCTAACACAAGTATTCTTGGAGCACTTGGCGGAGTAGTAGACGGACTAGCATCAGTTGCAAGTTCAGTAACAGGCTCACTTTCAGGTGTTGGTGGCGCTGTGAATGAATGGTATCAAGGATTAGTAGGTGGTGATAATTCTCCGCCACCGAGATTATTAGAAAAAGTTTCAGAAAATACGGCTGTGTTTAGTTTAGGAACCCTTATTGGCAATAAATTAAAAGCACAAGCTGCGGCAGATATTAATGCAATTGGTAGATCTCAATTATTACGCCCCGGAACTCAATATAATTTAGGTAATACTCCTTACCAACTTCCTTCATTTGCTGAAGATCCAGCCAACCCCGGGTTTCTAAAGCGTAATCTAATAAGTTATAATCCTGGCACATCGGTATATCAGTTTGAACAAGGCTCAAAAATACAAGATATTATTGAAGAAGTTTTAATTACTTCACAATACGGTAGAGATTTTGCAAGTGCAAACGGAGACTTTTCAGGACGTAGATCGTGGTTTAGAATTGAACCTCAAGTATACAATGGTGGCGGGCTATTAGGAGGTTTAATAACTGGAAAATCTCCTAAAACATATGTTTATAGAGTGCGTCCATATAAAACTGACGGATCAAATTTTTCAGCACCAGGATTTACAGGGTTTAGTAGAACACTTATAAAACAACTATTAACACCGAAAGCATACAGTTACATTTATACAGGGCAAAACAAAGATATTATTGATTTTGATTTACGGTTTAACATGATGTACTACACTGGTGTGCAAGCCGCAAGAAACCAAAAACAATTAGCATCAGTATTAGGCGGAGCTGCATTGTTTGGACCAAAAGAAAGAGATGCTATTACAACAACAGGTGCAAATCCAAATATTTTGCCTGCTGGTGATGCAGTAGGCGGCGAAGTAAATGATGATGGATCATCTACAGACAACGAACAAGGTGCAAATGGCGGTAATGCTGCTGGTGACGATCCGGAAACTGGAACAGCAAGATATTTTAATGATATGATGATTAATTCTGGTAACGATTTACTACAAGTTGATTTAAAAATACACGGCGATCCGTATTTTATATCTGATGTTGGAGTAGGAAACTTCTTAGGACTTCCGAGCTCGCCGTTATTACCAGTAACTATAGATGGTAGTATGAATCCTATGGACGGTGAAGTATATGTTATTTTAAATTTTAGAACACCAATTGATTATGACGAAGAAGATGGATATGTAAAATATCCGTTAGGTGGGTTTTTACCAGTGTCAATGTTTAGCGGAATATATCAAGTTATTCAAGTTAATAATAGTTTCGATAATGGAAAATTTGAACAGACACTCCAATTGGCTAGAAAGCGTAATCAAGATATTTCAATTGAAGCAGTTGCTGGAAAAGTAATCAGCTTCTTAATGGGCGGCAAAGGCAATGCCCAAGAAACTAGCGGCATACCATTTGTTAATAATATTGGAGAAACAGGCGTGGATGAAGGTGTATAATGGCACAGGATAGAAGAACTAATGATAGAACTAGCAATACTGTAGGAGTTTATCTTGGTAAAGTTGTTAACCATCTTGATACTACTTTTATGGGCGGCTTACAAGTTGAAATTTTAAGAAGAACTAAAACAGGTAGTTTGCAAGGCGAAACAGTTAATTGTAAGTATGCAAGTCCGTTTGCAGGACAAACTCCGTATGCAGGATTAGGATATGGATCAGACTATGCAAGTACACAAAAAAGTTATGGCTTTTGGGCAGTCCCGCCAGACATTGGAACACAGGTAATTGTTCTAATGCCTGAAGGCGATTTTTCTCAAGCATTTTGGGTAGGATGTGTTGCTGATGTTGGCATGAATTTTTCAGTTCCAGGAAATGCCGGTACTACATACAATGATACTGATCCTTCTAAAGCATTGCCTGTAGCAGAATATAATAAAAGAGCTACAGAACTCAGCGGAAAAGATCCTACACAGGCTATAAAGCCAGTGCCTCCAGAAAGATATAAACGACTTGACGAAGCAGGACTAGCTTCTGATCACGTTCGTGGTACAAATACGTCAAGTGCTAGACGAGAGTCGCCTAGTACAGTATTTGGTATATCTACTCCAGGACCACTAGACTTAAACGGACCAAAACATGCATACGGCCCAACGCCAGGCAGTTCAATTCAACGTCCCTTTAGTAGGTTAGGCGGACATTCTTTTATTATGGATGACGGTGACTTAACATTACAGCGAAAGGCTGCGGCAGGCGGCAATGACGGTGACAAGCTGGAATATGCTAATTTTGAAAAAGGTGATAAATCTGGAAAAAAAGAAATCCCTGCAAACGAAATGATAAAAATTCAAACACGTACAGGACATCAAATAATGATGAATTGTAGTGAAGATTTAATTTATATTGCACATGGTAGCGGAAAGAGTTGGATTGAAATGACATCCAACGGTAAAATTGATATTTACTCAGAAGATAGTATAAGTGTTAATAGTGACAATGATTTAAATCTTAATGCTGGCCGTAATATTAATATGAGTGCTACAGAAAATATTAACATTATTTCTGATAAAAATACAGCAATACATTCACTTGAAAATACAAGTATGCAAGCAAAAAACTTTAGTCAATTTATAGAAGAAGATTTTAATCTTAGAGTTGACGGAGAATCTAATGTTTATGTAAAAGGTAATCATAATTTAGTTGTAAAGGACAATTATTATATTTCTGTAGACTCTAACATGGAAACAAAAGTAGATCAAAATTCTGTAACACAGGCAAACACTATTAAAGAAAGAGCAATGGTCGATCATACGATTGGATCAAATAATTTATATCTAGATGTTAATGTTGAAATTAACGGTGAAGCTAAAATTAAAAAATTAAAAGCAGGAATTATAAACAATACAGTAGCTGGATTAGCTTGGGAAGATAAGCCAGGAACCGATAATCAAATACTAAGTGAGTTTTCTTTTGGCTATAGCGGCGGTTCCCCTGGACAAGCAGCATCGGCAAAAGAAGCCAACGAAATAGGAGACGGAGATAAAGCATTGTATCCAAAGCGTATTCCGTTACATGAACCTTGGGAAGGACATGAAAATTTAGATCCTAAATCTTTTAAACCAGATCGAACACTAGCAGAAGAATCAGAGCGTCCTAAGGAAGAAGAATCAAAATTTCAATTCCCTCCAATCGACGATACATTTAAAAAGTAAAAAGGCGTAAGTTATGAGTACATTAGAAAAATCGTTATATCAACAAACTAAAGTAGCAGTAGGATCGAAAAAAGATAACATCTACGTAAAAAGTCCAACCTACAAAGGATTTAGTACAGCAGATGATTCTCAATCGAGCAATAAGCTATACGACATTGCATTGATTAAACAGGATATTATAAATCATTTTCATATTAGAAAAGGTGAAAAACTTAGTGATCCTGAATTTGGAACTATAATATGGGACGTATTATTTGAACCGTTAACTGATCAAACTCGCAATCTTATTATTAAAGATGTTTCAGATATTATAAATTATGATCCTCGAGTTTCAGTTAATCAAATTACTGTTGACACATACGAGCATGGTATTCAAGTAGCATGTGAGTTAGTGTACAAACCGTATTCTATTGTTGAAAAAATACAGTTTCAGTTTGATGAAAACGCTGGATTTTTTACAGGATAATTATATACGCGGTTATTTAATACTGCTAAATATTACAAAGATATAAGGGAATAAAGATGTCCTCAACTGACAGACAAAATAGATTGTTATTATCGGAAGATTGGAAGCGTGTCTACCAGTCATTCCGTAACGCAGACTTTCAGAGTTATGATTTTGATAACTTGCGTAGAACTATGATTCAATACCTAAGGGATAATTATCCTGAAGATTATAATGACTATGTAGATAGTTCAGAGTATCTTGCACTAATAGACCTTATTGCATACTTAGGACAAAATATTGCTTTCCGTATTGACTTAAATGCTCGTGAAAATTATATGGAACTTGCAGAGCGTAGAGAATCAGTTCTCCGTCTAGCAAGATTGCTTTCTTATAACCCAAAGCGTAATCAAGCTACTAACGGACTTGTAAAATTAGATAGTATCAAAACTACTGAACAAGTAATTGATAGTAACGGAAATAACTTACAAGAACAAACTATTGTCTGGAACGATGTTTCAAATCCTGACTGGTATGAACAATTCATTAAAGTAATGAATACAGGATTACCGTCAAATTCAGAGTTTGGAAAACCAAACAAAAAAGAGTTGATATCAGGAATATCAACAGAGCAATATAGATTTAATTCTATTAATTCAGACATTGCAACTTACCAATATAATAAAATTATTGACGGAAGAAACTTACCGTTTGAAATAGTGTCAACTGATGTTACAAATACATCTATTAAAGAAGAAGCACCGTTTCCGGGAAATAAATTTGCATTAATTTATAAAGACGACGGAAAGGGTGTTGCTAGTAATTCAACAGGCTTCTTTAGTCACTTCCGCCAAGGGTCTTTAGACCAGGGTGTATTTACAATAAACAATCCTAGTTCTAATCAATCAATTGCAGTTGAAGCACCAGACATTAATGATACTGATGTTTGGTTATATAAATTAGATTCTGAAGGAAATGAACAAGAACTTTGGTCCAAGGTTGATGCATTACAAGGTAATAATGTTGTTTATAATAGCTTATCTAAATCAGAAAGAAATATTTACAGTGCGCTAACAAGAGTTGACGACAGAGTAACCTTAGTGTTTAGTGATGGTGTCTTTGGTAATTTACCACAAGGTACATTTAGAGTATACTTTAGATCTAGTCAAAACGAACGCATTGTTCTTACGCCTAAAGACTTCAGTAATATTGCAGTTAGCATTCCTTATACTTCTAAATCAGGAAAAACAGAAGAATTAACATTATTGTATAGTTTGTATTACACAGTTGATAACGGCGCAACAAGCGAAAGTACTGATACTATTAGATTTAATGCACCGTCAACATACTATACACAAAATAGAATGGTAACTGGCGAAGACTATCAAGTTGCCCCACTTGGCATTAACCAAAAAATTGTAAAAGTAAAAAGTGTTAATAGAACAGCAAGCGGCATTAGTAGATATTTTGATTTAATTGATGCAACTGGAAAATATTCTCAAACTACACTTTACGGAAACGATGGTGTATTATATAAAGAGTATCAAAATAAGTTAGAAGGCTTTACTTTTACAACAAAGACTGATGTAGAAGGTGCTACTGAAAATACTATTGTTCCGTTATTGTCGGATAAGAAACTTCGAAATTTTTACTTTGACCAATTTCCTAAAATACTAACAGACGACTTAGGTATTAACTGGAGTAGAACAACAGTTGAAACTAACTTAGTAACAGGATTATTTAAAAGTGCAGACGGTATTGATATTAAATTAGGTTCATTTACATCAACAATTATGTCTTTGTTAAAGCCAGGAACTTTAATTAAATTTATTGCTCCAACAGGAAAACATTTTGATAAAAAATTAAACATAGTTGATGGGCCGTCATCTAAAATTGGTGACTTAGATTATAAGTGGGTAAAAGTAATTTCGGTTAATGGTACAGGTATTGAAGAAAGACCAGACGGAACCGGAGCTGTATACTTAAATGACGAAATTCCTACTGGTGCTCTTTTAGGTGAAATTAAACCTGCATTAGCAAATAATTTAATTGGCAGTGTTAAACAACAGGTAATTGATCAAATATTTGTATATAAAACATTTGGACTACGCTTTGATCAAATAAGCGGCGAATGGAGACTAGTTACCGAAAATAACTTATCAATAGGCACTGAATTTTCATCTGGAAAATCAGGAGATACTACTAATCAACAATTAGATGCTAGTTGGACACTACTATTTGAAAATGACGGTGAACGTTATACAATTACATACCGCGGTATGCGTTATGTATTTGAAAGTGATAAAGAGATTAAGTTTTATTACGATCCTAAAGAAAAAATTTACGATAGTAAAACCGGTAAAATTATTAAAGATGCAATTACAGTTTTAAATATAAATTATAAACCAGATGATGTTAATGCATTTACAAGAGATTTTGATTGGGAAATTGTTGATGCATATAGAGATTTAGAAGGTTATGTTGATAGTAAAAAATTAGAAATTAGTTACTTTGATGCAGACGAAGACGGTATTGTTGACGATGCAGATTTGTTTGAAGAAATTGTTTCGCCAACAGTTAACGTAAGATCTAAGTATGTTATATTTCAAAAAATAACCTCAGTTGACGGAGTTGAAGATTTTAATTATCTAAACAATGATGACGATGCAGTTATTATATTAGCTACAAAATCTGAATTAAGGCCATTTAGCGAATATAAGGATGGACAAGTATTTTATTACATTGATACTGATGTATTTGAAGTGCTAAGCCAAACATCATTAAAGTTAACTATTAGTGCAGATTATAAAGCACGTCTTGGTCGTAATAATTTAAAATTTAGATATTATCATGCAGCGAGTGCAGAAACACGTATTGATCCTAGTGCAAGCAATATTATTGATATGTATATTCTTGATAGAACATATGATGCAAATTACCGTATATGGTTATTAGAAAATTCAATTAAACAGCCACTTCCGCCAAGCAGTGACGAGCTGTTTATATCTTATGCTAGTGAATTAAATAAAATTAAATCATTAACAGATGAAATTATATACCATCCGGTTAAGTACAAAGTACTATTTGGTAATAAGGCAACAGAAGATTTGCAAGCTACATTTAAAATTGTAAAAAACAAAGACAAAGTATTAAATGATAACGAAATTAAAACACGTATCATAACAGCAATTAATCAATTTTTTGCTTTAGACAATTGGGATTTTGGAGAACAGTTTTATTTCTCAGAACTTGCAAACTATGTTATGTATCAACTTGCTCCAGATGTATCTACATTTATTATTGTACCAAAACAAGAAGAACAAAGTTTTGGTAGCTTATACGAAATTAAAGCAGAAGCTGACGAAATTTTTATTAGTGGCGCTGATGTTACTAACATCGAAGTTATAGACGCAGTAACAGCTTCGAGACTCAAAGCACAAAATACAATAACTACACAAGCTGCTTCAGTAAATGCTGGAATACAAAGTTCAGCATTAGACGATGCTTCGGCAAGAGTTACATCTACAAACAATGTAATTAATAATACTAACACAGGGACAACTTACTAATGGCAAAAAATGACCAAAACGAATTTCCATTGCCAAATGGTTCTAACTCTAATAAAAGAGAAAGTGCTAGACATTTACCAAAGTATTTTAGAACAGATAAAAATCAAAAGTTTTTAAAGTCTACATTAGATCAAGTATTACAACCTGGTGTAGCTGAAAAAATTAGTTCATTTGTTGGTAGAAAAACTGCAAAGTCATATGTTAAAGATGACAACTATTTAAGTGATATATCAGCAGACAGAACTAACTATCAATTAGAACCTGCTAGTATTATACAAGACTCAAATGGAAATGTTGATTACTATGCCGATTACCGAGATTACATAAACCAAATTGCTAACTTAGGCGGTTCAAATATTAATCATGGTAGAAATACAAAAGAAGAATTTTATTCTTGGGATCCAAAAATTGACTGGGACAAATTTAGTAATTTTAGAGAATATTACTGGTTACCAAACGGTCCAAGATCTGTAATTGTACCTGGCGAACAAAAAGAAATTAAAAGTACATATACAGTTGAGTTAGCAGAAGCGTTAGGCGACTATTCTTATGTTTTTACTCCAGACGGGCTAACTAACAATCCTATACTAAAATTATATAGAGGTGTAAAATACAGATTTGAAATTAACACTCCTGGGTTACCATTAACATTTAAAACTCAACGAACGTTAGATGATGCATTTTTATTAGTAGACGGAATATCAGCCCAAAAAGTTGATGAAGGTGTTATTGAATTAGAATTAGGAACAGATGCACCTGATGAGTTATTTTATGTTTCAAATGAAGATATTAATGCTGGTGGATTAATTAGAGTAGCAAATCAAAGCGATGCTCAGTTTATTGATGTCGTTGCAGAAATTATTGGTAAGAAAGAATATCAAACAAGAGATAATTGGTCATTAACTAACGGATTAAAAGTTAGATTTAGAGGCGATGTGCAGCCAGAAATATATCGAGATAAAGAGTGGTATGTTGAGGGTGTTGGTGAAGAAATTGAATTAATATCATCAGCTGATGTAGAAGTTTCTTTTCCTGTAGGTATTGATGTTGATGTTCCGTTTGATAGTGACGAAGGATTCGATCAGTTTCCTTTCTCACAAGCAACAGGATATCCAAGAGATAAAGACTATATTACTATCAATAGAGCAAGTATTGATGGAAATTTTTGGTCAAGATATAACAGATGGTTCCATAAAGATGTAATTGAATTAGTAGATACAATTACAAATAATTCTATTGCAGTTGATGAAACTTCTCGTGCAAGTAGACCTATTATTGAATTTGAATCTGGTTTAAGATTGTATAACTTTGGATCATTCTCTAAAGGAACTGTTGACTTAATTGACACATTTACGACAGATGCATTTAGCACTATTGAAGGTAGTTTAGGTTATAATATTGATGACATACAGTTATCAACAGGCATGCGTGTTATATTCTTAGCAGACACTGATCCACTAGTAACCGGTAAAGTATTTGAAGTAAAACTTATTAATTTCAAAGGAAGCGGAACAGCCGGACAGATAACTCTAGTCCCAACCACAGACAGTGAGCCGTCTAGCGGTGAAAACATACTTGTAACTCGCGGCACAGAAAACGGCGGCAAAATTTGGTATTACGACGGTAATGAATGGAGTGTTGCGCAGGAAAAAACGTCAGTAAATCAACCACCAATTTTTGATGTATTTGATGAAAACGATATTAGTTATTCTAACATAAATGTATATCCTGCATCGTCTTTTAGAGGAAGTAAGATATTTGGGTATAAAGTTGGAACAGGTGCAAACGATACTGCATTAGGATTTCCGTTAAGTTATAAAAGTATTGAAAATGTTGGAGACATAGTATTTGATTTTAATTTTAATACAGACACTTTCCAATATCAAACTAATGATACATTAAATGTAGTAGATGTTAAACAAGGATTTTTAAGAAAATATAAAGGTAAAAATTTTACAATAGCAAATGTTTATACTAAGGCTAATACATTAAGTGAGCAAAAAGTTATTCTTCAATATGTAAATGATAACACACGCATTACGTATCCAATTAATTGTTATGATCGAAGTGCCGAGCTTACTGATTTATCTATCACAGTACTATGTGATAATGTTATAAAATATGAAAATATTGATTACGAATTTGAAGATAGCGTTGATAAAATTAGAAGTATTAAATTTAAATATGATCTAAAAAAAGATGCATCAATTGTTATAAAATGCTGTTCGTCGGCTGTAAAAAATAATAATGGTTATTATGAAATTGCTAATAACCTTGAAAAGAATCCGTTGAATGAAGATTTAACTTCATTTACCCTAGGCGAAGTTAACGATCATGTTTTTAGTATAACTGAAAATGTTCCTAATTTTAATGGAATATTTCCTGGGCCGTCTAATTTAAGAGATCTAGACGGGTTAAGCAAATACGGAAGAAAGTTTATTAAACATAGTTCGCCGTTAAACTTATCAATGTACAGTCTTATCGATAAGCCGTCAAATATAATTAACGCTGTTAGATATTCTAAAAAAGAATATGCTAAATTTAAACGTTTGTTTATTGAAACAGCTGAAAGTATAGGGTATTCAGGAAACGTAAAAGGGCATGTTGATAAGATTATTACTGAGCTAGTAAAAAGTAAAACAAATGTTATGCCATTTTACTTTAGCGATATGATACCTTTTGGTACAGCAATTACAACTAAAATAATAGTAGAAGATGTAGCAACTCAGTTCTATGCTTTAAATACTAATTTTACACTAGAAACATTAAGCACTCGGGCAGTAACAGTATATTTAAATAGTGAACAATTAATACACAATAAAGATTATACATTTAATACTGAAGGCTTTTTAGTAATTACTGCTACTAAGGCTGTTGGTGACATTCTTGAAATAAACGAATACGATACAACTAACGGGTCGTTTATACCACCTACACCAAGTAAGTTAGGTCTATATCCAGCATTTGAACCATATCTATATCAAGATACTTCATTTAGTAGTAATCCTACAGTTATTAAAGGACATGACGGAAGCATAGTAAAGGCTTTTGGAGATTATAGAGATGCACTAATTTTAGAATTAGAAAAAAGAATCTTTAATAACATTAAAATTAATTACGACCCTACGTTGTTTAATATCCATTCATATGTACCTGGACTTAATCGTAATACTTCGTTTACTAGAAAAGAAATTAATGATCCGTTAACTACAGATTTTTTACAATGGATGACATTAGTTGATAAAGACTATACTGTTAACTCTTATTTTGATACAGACAATCCGTTTACTTTTAATTATTCATTATTGATGGATAAGAATGGAGACAAGTTACCAGGATGGTGGAGAGCAATATACAGATATTACTTTGATACAGATAGCCCGCACTTAACACCGTGGGAAATGCTAGGATTTAGTATTAAACCAAACTGGTGGCAAGATCAATATGGTCCTGCACCTTACACAAAAAATAACTCCTTACTTTGGGAGGATTTAGAAAGAGGAATAATTAGAGATCCTAGCGGTTCATTTAAAATTAATAAATTATATAAACGTCCTGGATTAAAAACGTTTATTCCAGTTAATGCTTCAGGTGAATTATTAGGTCCTTCTGATTGCAATATTCCAAAACGATTTGATACACAGTCATTAGATAGAGGATTTGTTTTTGGTGATGGAAGCCCAGTTGAAGATGCATGGGTAAACAGTTCAGAATATCCATTTGCAATTTTAACTAGTTGGCTGATTAATAGCACACCATCCGCACTTGCTACTGGATTTGATAGATCAAGACAAGTTCGTAATTCTATTGGACACATAGTTTATAAAGATACAAAGAATCATATTAAATTAGAAGACTTATGTTTTCCAACAGGTATTAATGAATCTACACAAAAATTAACATCAGGATTTGTAAATTATATACAAGATTATATGTCATACAATCTTGCTGATAGATTTGTTGAATATCAGAATAATATAAAATCAATTAAAAACAAACTTACCTTTAAACTAGGCGGATTTACTGATAAATCTAAATTTAAATTAATACTTGATAGTAGAACACCTACAAACGAAGGTAATGTTTTTATACCAGAAGAAAATTATCAAGTATTTTTAAATACAAGTACTCCGATAAAAACTATAAATTATAGCGGTGTTATAGTTGAAAAAGTACAAGGCGGATTTTCAATAAGAGGTTATGATAGCGAGTTACCCTATTTTAAATACTATCAAGCATTAACATCTTCAAAAGATATCGAAGTTAATGTTGGCGGCGTGTCAGATTCATACATAGAGTGGAATGAAAATAGAACCTATGCTAAAGATACTATTATAGAAAATAACGGATCTTATTATAGGACAAATGTTACCTTTACTTCGGGTGACGTATTTGACCCTAGTCAACCTACAGAGTTAACAAAACTTGCTAAACTTCCTATTACTGGCGGCCGCGATGCAACCTTTAAAAATAGGTTTAATAAAGATAATGTATTAACTTTATCGTATGGTACAATCCTTACATCAATACAAGATGTTATTGACTTTTTATTAGGATACGAACATTGGCTAGTTGAACAAGGATTTAGATTCCAATACTTTGACGGCACAGAAAATATAATTTCAGACTGGAAAAATGCTTCGAGAGAGTTCTTATTTTGGACAGCACACTCTTGGGGAGAAGGCGCACTTATATCTTTAAGCCCTGCAGCAGATCAAGTTTGGTTTAATACTGAGTATGCTAAGGTCGATAGTGTAACTGATAATTTCTTTGGGTATGGATTATTAAAATCAGATGGCAAACCTTTAGAAAGTAAATTTTTAAAGATTGACAGAATAGATAGAAATAATTTTAAAATAACACCAACTATTACAGCTGACGGAGTTTACTCTATTAAAATTCCGTTAACACAAACAGAACATGTTGTAATGATTGATAACTCGTCGGTATTTGGTGATGTAGTTTATCAACCAGCTACAGGATATAGACAAGATAGAATAAAAGCGTTTGGATATCGTACTACTGATTGGAACGGTAGTCTTGACATTCCAGGATTTATATATTCTGAAGTTATTATAAAAGATTGGCAACAATGGACTGATTATGCAGTAGGTGATATAGTTAAGTATAAAGAATTTAATTATACAGCTGATGCAGTTATTACAGGATCAGAAACTTTTGATTATAATCAATGGGTACGGTTAAATGAAACGCCTCAAAGTAAATTAATACCAAACTTTGAATATAAAACAAATCAGTTTGCAGACTTTTATGATCTAGACACAGATAATTTTGATATAGTACAGCAACAACAAGCTCAACACCTTATTGGATATCAAAAACGTAAGTATCTTGAAAATATTATTAACGACGAAGTTAGTCAGTACAAATTTTATCAAGGAATGATTCAAGAAAAAGGAACTCGTAATAGTCTTGATAAACTGTTTGATGTATTAAGTGCTAATGATAGAGAAAGTTTAGACTTTTATGAAGAATGGGCAATTAAACAAGGGCAGTATGGTGCAAGCGAAGGATTTGACGAAGTTGAATTTAAATTAGACGAAAAGAAATTTAGATTAAACCCACAGCCAATACAGTTAACAAATAGTGATGACGTCGACGGGCTCGTATATAATATTAAAGATTTTGAAGTTTATAAAAAGCCATTAACGTATAATAATAATTTTCTTCCTCCAAAAACAGATTTAAAATCATTTACTCGTAGTCCTGGATTTGTTAACTTATCAGATGTAAATGTAGTGTTAGCTGATTATAATAGTATAGCTAATTTAGATATCGAATCACTTAGTAATAAAGATTATTTATGGGTTGGATCTAAAGAAAATAAATGGAATGTATTACAGTACGTTGCATTGGATACTACTATTACTTCTATTGAAACCTTACAACAAAAAGTTACCGACACTGCGGCAACGTATGAGTTAGAAATAACATTAGATAATTCACCTCCAGGAATTAAAGCTGGCGACATATTAGGTATATTTAATATACAAATTAATGACGATGCTGAAGACGGATCTACTGAGACTGAAACTGTTAACACTAAGTTATCACAGTTAAAAGGATTTTACAAAGTCACTAAAAAGTTACTTAATAAAATTTATTTTGAAAGTGATGTCCAGATTGAAAAAATACCTTCATGTCAAGGATTAGTTACAACTTTTAACTCTGTAAAAGTAAGCGATTATGTTGAAGCTAATAAGATAGCACAACAAGGCATTGACGAAGGATCGTTAATATGGATTGAAAATAATGAAAATGATTGGAAAGTCTTAAAAAACTCTCAAGGATTTAATTTATTACAACAAATACCTGCAGAAGAAACTGGCGAAAATAATTATGGCGGATCAATTACAGTTGATAACAGAAACAGTATTATGTCAGTGTCGTCGCCGATTGCTAGTAATAACGGAAAACTTTTTATATATAGTAGAGGCGGAAACAGTCAAAACTATCAATTTACACAAATAGTAGAACCAGCAACAAGTGCATCAGTAGGATCAGGACAACTGTTTGGTACAGGACAAGCTATTAGTGCAGACGGAAAATACTTAGTAGTAGGTGCTCCGGGTGCTTCAAATGTTAAGTCAAGATACAAAGGTGAATTTGTACCTTCGCAAAATTATGATAACAAAGATATTGTTCAATCCGACGGACTATTATGGGAAGTAGTAGTTGATATTCAAGGTGCCCAAGCACAACAACAATTTGGAAGTTTTGGGTCCATAGCAGAAGTATTACAAAATAACAATATTTTTGCAAATGAAGCATTTTTCAAAAATATGTTAACGGGTAATTATCCATTTACTGAATCTGAAGAAGATACACATCCTCAGCACATTCTTGTAAGAGCTCCTGCGGACCAGTATTCAGGAACTACAGCAGGTGATGTAGTTTATATGGAATGGAACGAATTTACAACAGCAAATCAAGATATATCAAACACAACAGCAAGACTTCCATTTAATAATGAATTCCCTGCAATTACACAAGAATTTTTAGAATCGGGATTAACTATACAAAAGAAAGTCGATGTAATTTTAGAGATTCCAGTATTGTCAATATTGCCACAGATTGGCGATCAAGTTGAAGCAACCGGAGTGTTTGGATATGTAAACTACGTATATGTATCAAATAATAGAGCAGTAATTTATATTGAAAGAACAAATGGTGTTTGGCCTCTTATTGGACAATTATTTAAGGAATCTGGAGAAGTTGTTGGAGCATTTCAAAGAGCTGCACCTACAGATTCAATTGATGTTGATGCAGAGCTCGGCGGTTATTGGTTCTTTAATACCGGCGCTGATATTGAACTTTCTGCAAATAATGTTGATGAAGCTAGAGGCTTAGTAGTTTATAATGTTATACCAACAGGCGAAGTAGACACAAATGCATTTGGTGCAAATATTTGGAAGTATAATAATACGCAGTCTGGAATTTATGGTTCTAATGCAGATAATAGTTATATAAGAACTCTTACATATCAAGGTACTCCAGGACCAGCAGATAACTTAGATATTATACCAAGTGATTTGTTTATTGTTCGAGCTCCTAAAGCACTAACTGACAATATAGTAGTTGGTGACGAAATAGGACTAGAAATATTACGCTTTCCAAGTGATGCTGACGGATCCTTTATTGATATTACACCAACAGGGTTAACTTATACTCAAACAAATAAGAAGCATACGTTGTATGATTTATGGGACGGCTATATTGATTTTGATTTAGACGAAACAAATTCTGTTACTGGCGCACCATTTGAACCTAAAATAGGACAGTTTGTTAGAGAGCGTACACCTAACCCAGGAGCAACGGCAAAGGTAGTATACTATCAAAAATTTAATAACAGTAAAGCTCGAGTATATGTTACTGATGTATTAGGCGACTGGGGAGCATTAGGGACAGGTAGAACTATTGAATATATAGGTATTCCGACAGACCCTGATCCAGCATATAACCAAGACCAATTACTTGGCGATATTAATGCAGTGTCATTAGGCGATTTAGTTGCAGATAATTTAGGTATAGGTAAATTATGTGTATTTCAATTAGATGCAGAAATTGAAACAGTGCCTGTTAATAGTACAATAATAGGTGCAGAATATATTATATATAAAGATACATTAATTTCAGGACAACCGTTATTAGCTAATCCTCCAAGCTCTATTAACCTTGACTACAAACAAGTATTTAAAATACCAGTCAATCCAGATGCTCCTGGAAACAATTTAAATAACTTTGGTTATTTCTCAGTATTCCAAAAAGAAAATGTGTCGTCATTTAACCCAATTGATACATTCATACTACCTGATGTAACAGAAAATCTGCGTATAGGTAGTAAGATTAAAATAGCTAAAAGAAATGACTTATATAAAGTTCTTATAGGAGCACAAGGAAACGGAACAGTTAGTAATCCAGGAAAGATATTCTTTATTAACAAAGGTACCGACGCTGAAGGTATAGTATACGATTGGGAAACTTCTAAAGATAAGCGTTACAAAGGTGTGTTTAGCGCATCAACAAATTATATAATTAATGACTATGTTTATTATAGCGGATATTTTTACAAAGCATTAACAAACATAGCCGGAGACGGAACAACATTCACTGCTACAGAATGGCAATTAGTAAATAACGATCAAATAAGAAGCATTGACTACTTAGGATACATTCCGAATGATACAGGAACTATTCCAGAGGATCTTGATTATAAAGGATTCTTTACTCCGCTATCAACGTACATAATAGATGAAATTATACAATATTTTAATGGTAATTTTTATAAAGCCAAACGTAATATTCCATTAGGATATAACGAATTTGTTGATGTTAACGGAACAATTGAAGTTCCTGCAGAAGATTGGGAATTAATTAGTTTTGTACCTGGAGGTGACACTGAGTTAAAACTTGATCAAACAGGGTTAATAGAATTTGGGCGTGACTTTGATATTAGTGACAACGGTGAAGTATTAGTAGTAAGTGCTAAGTTTAATAATGATATTACTAAAGTTGTTGTATATAGAAATATAAACGATAATTATCAAAAATCACAAGAATTAATTCATCCGTCAGTAGACGAAACTGACTCACAATTTGGAACATCAATAAGTATCAGCCAAGATGGAAAAATGATAGCTATTGGTGCCCCGTTAGCAGATGACTCAACTAGTACTAATGTTGGAAAAGTATTTGTTTACACACAAAAAGGTAACACGTTTGTATTAACACAAACATTGTCAAGTGTCAATGAAGTTGATGGAGAATTATTTGGTAAGAAAATTGAATTTGACGGCAACT